CTGTTTCTGTAGTTTCATCGGTTAGGGGTTTACTTAAGTCTACCTTGATAATGCTATCATCTCCAGCACTTTCAAATTTTGATTCGTCAACTTGTTGCTCTACAACGGGTTGCTCTGTAGTTTCTTCAACTACATTTTCTACTTCTTCTACCATAATAAAATATTATAAAATTAAAAAACTATCGAGGGTTAAACCTTTCTAATCCAAGTCCTCCTCCTACTACATCATTACCTGAAGATTCAAACTTTTTAAGTGATTCACCCTTTTTTATTGCTTGCTGATTCTCAGCTTGCTTATCTACGCGTTGATCTTTTCTGTCCTCTCTGTTAGCATCTCTCTTATCTATAGTCTCATTCTCCATTCCACGGAGTTGCATATTTAATTGGAACTCATGATCCATTAACTCTCTCTTAACTAGAGCCTCTTGTTTTAAGTACTCTATCTTCATTTGGTTCTTCTGTTGCTCCAACTGAGATTCGATCTGAGCTTTTGCTTGTTCCTTTTGAGTTTCAGCTTGAGCTGCGGCTTGTTGAGCCTGTATGTTCGCTTGAGATTGAGCTTGTATATTCTGCTGTTGCATAGCTTGATCTCTCTCTAGTTTCTTTTGCCTCTTTATTTTAAGCAGTTGATTTGCTAGTTTAACGTTACGAACATCCCTTAGATCTATAGCGTCGTCTAAATCTATTAGTTTCTGAGCTAAAGCCTGTTGAATATTATTTTCAAGGATTTGTTTCTCTTCTTCGTCCGGCATTAACTCTATGAATATACCAAAATCGTATAAGTGTAACTCGTTCATCTCTTCTAGAGTCGCTACGTTGTGAGCTCCAATCGATTGAATGAATGCTTCCCTTGTTGGTGAATACTCTATAACATCAGATATTCTAAGTGATAAAGCCTCAGCTGATTCAGAAGCTAACAATAACATAGATTGTAATATATGTCTTGTTGCTGTATTAGAGTTTGCTGCAGCAATCTTTTGTATACCTACTAACGCGTTTTTATCTGGTGTGGATGCGTCTCTAGACTCGTTAAGCCCGGTGACATCACGAATCATTTGTAAATAATAGTTATAGGTTTGTATTAAGCTCTGCATCTTATTACCACCAGCTCCGTTTTGTATTTGTTGTATAGGTACTTTCCCAGGGTTTTGATCTCCTTCCGAAGTGAAACTTCTACCAATCACAGAACCAGTTTGGAAGAACATGTTTAAAGCTTCCTGTGGAGAGTAATTCGTACCATTACCTAGATCAATCTCAGCTAAACCATCAGCGTCTAAATAGACACCATCTGGAACCATGCGAGATAATACTTGTTGTAACTTCAAATGGGTCAACTGAATCATATCAGCAAACCCGGTTATCCTACTAACTACAGACTCTATCTTACCGTTGTACATCCTAGGTGCTACGATACTGTAGTTCATCTTAACTTTATCAAAGTTAGATTTAGTACGCATCATATTTTTAGCAACCTCCCACTTCAAGAGTTTGTCAGTACCAAGAATTAGAACACCCTCATATAAGCACTCCATCACTCTTTCTAACTTAGCGAAGTTTCCTTCCATATCAGCTGGAGGGTTAAAGGTGTCATCTTTCTCTATAACTTTCTCAGCACCTGTCCCCATTTCCTTCAACTTATACGTGTTGTTTTTGTGGGTTTTATAGTTAAAATAAAGTACATCGACTTTATTCTTATCTCTGTTAGTACTGTTGTTATAACTCTTCAAAGAACTCCTAGGCCCTTCGACTATATCTCTTATATCTTCCTCCGTTAGATTAGGGAATTGTTTTACCAACTCATTTATCGGAACCTCCTTAACCTCACCTACGTAGTAGATGTCATCGAAATAAGGAGAGTCCGTATGAGAGTATACTAAATTAGCTGGATCAACGTACTCTACTTTAGCACCATCACTCCAATCGAACGTGGTTTTTACAGCACCAATACCTATAGTAGTCAAGTCATATAAACATCTTCTTTTAGTTAGATCAAACTTACTACCTTCCATTAAAACGTTTATAGCCTGCTCTTCCGCTAACTCTACAGCTTGCTTGTAATCTAACTGCATGTGTAATGCTAGCTCTTCTTCTGTATCTGGAAGGTCTTCTTTCTTATTCTCATAAAGATTTATATTTAACCCTTCCTGAACAGCGTCATTAAATTCTTTAGTCTTCATGTCCTTAAGTATAGACTCCATATACTCAGTTCTCTTACTTACACCGTATGGGTCTTGCGAATAAGCTTTAACATCGTAAGCTCTTTGAGCCATACCATTAACTACAATGTCTACAAATTTAGGCACAATAGGTACAGGTTTCCAATCTAGGTTTAAGTAGCTTAAGTCACCATTTATAGACAACTCATTTTTATACTTCTGTATTGGCTGTTCCCCTCTAGCGTATAGCCTTAAGCTATGGAAACTATTTTTAGTATTTAAGTATTTGTTATTAGATCCATTAAACCACTCGTGCTCAATAGCTCTACCAACTTTCAACCCGTACTCCGAGGTCATCTTCTCTAAATCACTAACTGCTTGTGAAGGGAAATTACTTATCGCAGACTCTGCCATAGTTTATCTTTTTATTATTGTTGAGTTAAATCCGGTATTCTTATATTTGGATACAGTTAGGTTAAGTGGTTCTTTTTTAACTTCTGGGTTTGGTCTATATAGATGTCTATTACAAGCCATGATCGCTAATCCAGTACTAATGGAAGCATCATGCTTGGTTCTTCTATTTATATTGAATTTACTCCAATCATTTAACGTCTCGTTAAAATACATAGTACCATAGGTACCATCTTCGTGTAATCCAATATGATCATTGATATACATCTCAATAGCAGATGCGTGAGCCTGCTTTATATCCTCACTAGAGTTAGGCATTCCACCAACCTCTCTTTCAGCTACAGATAATTTATTCCAAACCTTGTCAGGTCTGTTCATACTGAAACCTCTATAACCTCTACGTCGTAAATAGTACAATAGACGAGGTTTATTATTCTCAGCGAGTATTGGCATCCCGTAAAATACTAATGCCATTAGAACGTCCTCAAAGAAGATCTCGGCAGTTTGAGGTCTAGCTATATATTCCAGGAAGAACGTGTTAGCCGGAGCATCCTCCATGCTAAACTTAGTTAACCCATGTAAAGCTCCTTTAGATCCTTTACCATCTACGGTACCACTAATGTCGTAGCTATCACAACCGAATGCGCCGACGTGTTCATTACCAGGATACTTAATACCGTTTTTTAATATAACGTTGTTTTGAAGGTTTTTACCTGGAACCCAACTTACTTTGAATCTACCGTTTGGATCAGGGTTGAATACTACTTGAGTATCTTTAACTCCATTAACCCATTGGAAGTTACCGGTTGTTAAGACCGAGGAGTTCCTATTACCTTCGTTGTAATCTATCTGCTCGTATATCTTAACGAGATTAAACAGACTGTTCTTTGTTTCGTCTCTGAACGCATGTTCTTCTGTTCTAGGGAATTGACGATAGAATTCGTTTAAAGCATCTTGATCATCTTTCAAACCATCTACCTCGTTATCCCAGTAATCTACAACACCTACATCTATTAGTTCACCATGAGGTCCTCGTCTGTCATCGCTAGGTGTATCAAATACTGGAACTCCGTGGTGGTCAATAAATCCTTCATAGTTCCACTCCATTGGGACAAACAAAGAATATAAACCAGACTTTGTCTGGCCATTTCTGTTTCGCTTGCTAACATCTGAGTCATTGTATAATCTTTTGAAGTTATCACCACCTTTATCTAAAGCATTTGATGTTGAACCCATCATACACTTACCTACTATTCTACCACCCAACCTTAAACAGGTTTTCGTAACTCGCCAGTTATTCAAGATATTATCAGGCCTCTCCCACTTACCACTCTCATCGTGTACTAGCAATGCCAACTTCTCACCATCATAGCTATTGTCACCAGTGTTCTTCCAGTCAATAGTCGTATCAAGACCTTCCATATCATCTTGCTCTTCATGAACACCCATCTTTCTACGGGTGAACTTCTTTGCTGGGATACGGTAGGCTAGC